ATCCTCAGCACTGATACACCACGGGCTATTTCATATCTATCAAATAAAGGACCAAAGCCCGCTGGAGTTTCATCTACCGTAGGGGTAGTAAAGTAATAATCTGCCATGTCATCCTTATTCTGGGTTGGGGGGCTACCCACTATCTGATAACCCCCGCAACGCCTACTGCTTAGAGAGCAGCGATTGAAGAACCGCTTTCGATGCGATATAGCGCTTCCTCGCGGTAACGGCTCCATCCAAGGACACCGTACCACCCGATTGGGCGGAAACGCATCAATCTATCGGTGACTGGTCCGATGACCACACCTGGTTCTTGTGCAACAGCCTCAGCAAGTGCTTGCTTACCGCAAAGAATCGTGCGGAATACGCGAGTCACTGGAGTTACCTGGACATTGCCAGTAACAACTGCGGTGTTAGCGATGTCAACCGTGAAGGTTGTGGTGTTACCAGTGGTGCTGATTGCAGTAATCTTTGCACCAGTTGCAATACCAGTTCCAGAAACCTTGTCGCCAACTTCTGCACGAGTTGCGATGACAGCCGATGAAGCAACACCGAAGGTGAAGCCAGCGGTTGCACCAGTAACGGTGACAGCAGTGGTTGCGAGAGGAGTCTGGTCAGCGCCATCCTTAGCGCTGTACATGCGTGGGTTCTCAATGAAGAACGCACCCTCATAAGTTCCGATGGAACCTGCGAACAGGTTGCCGAGGGAAGCATCAGTGTGAGAGTGGGTGTCTCGCCAGCCAACCGAGCCAGACTCTGCACGAAGGTCGTGCGAGACTTCTGGATGGATACCGACCCAGTAGAGGCTTCCTGAACGAGGAACAGCCTTGCCAGAGCGGAGTTTGGCAACTACCTTGCGGATGTCTGCAGAATCAAGAGTTGATGCAGCAGAAACAGTCGCAGTGCTGGTAGCGGTGGAACCTGAGTAGATGACATTGGTACCTGCACGAAGAACATTCTGTGCAACAGTATCAAGTGAGTCAGCCATATTGAAGGCGATGATGTCTGCAATAGCAGGGTCAACATCGGAGAGCGAGAACAACTCGAGTTTACGAGTTGCAAGCGCTGCGTTGCCGTACTCATTAAGAGTAACGGAAACGGTTGAAACATCTGGCAGAGCAACTGCATCTGGGTCAGTTGTCTCAGCAAGGGTTGAAGTAGCAGCAGCCAAGTCATTGTAAAGCGAGAATACAACGCTTGAACCAGGCATTGCCTGTTGTGCTGGCTTCTTGTCCGCAACAGCACGAATCATCGGCTGAGCGCGGAGGGCAAACTCAACATAGCGGTCATACGCTGTCTTGACTAGACCAGCGAAACTCGTTGTGTCGGTATATGCCATGTGTTCACCTCCTGGTGATTGGTTGATGTTTGGTTAGTTAAAGACCAAGGAGGGCATCAAGTTCTTCTTTAGTCTTGGCATTAAGAACTCTGGACATAGAATCCTCATCAACCGTTGGAGGTTGACCTGTGGAAACCATGTTGTTGATTCTTGCATGTGCCGAGACATCTGGAACTTTTGCCTGTTCTTGCTGTTGGACTGGCGCTCCAAAGACATCGCCATATTCGTTTACCCACTGGTTGATTGCTTCTTCCGAGGCATCAATATCTTGTGGCACGAACGCTGCAATCTTTGGATTGAGTCCTTTAGCCTGTAGAACTTCCTTGACGGTACGCTGACGGGTCTGTGATTTCAGACCTGACAACTCCTGTTCTAGTTCTTTTGCACGCTTTTCAAGCGCACGGTTTACTTTGCGGAGTTGATTGACAACATCCGTTGGAGTGTTGTCATCTTCGTCATCGTATTCATAGTTGGTAGCCATCTACCTATCTCCCTTTGTTAGTTGTATTCGCAATCCTCGTATAAGTTCGGGGAAACTCATACGGCTACTGCTACCAGACTTATACGCCCCCCTGGGCTGGTCGGTCAGGGTGGGGGTTCTATATGCTTGTATCCCGTAGGGATGCTGCGGTTACTCCGCCTCGTTGCTGGAAGCGTGCAACTTCTCGCTGCGCTCGCTGTTGCGATGCAAGGAGAGCGCTCTGGCTTCCTTCAATAACTGCACTAAGAGCCTCTTGCTCGTTATAGACTTGACCTTCGATACCAGCAAGGCGAGCCTGTTCACGGCGTAATCTGCCTGCTTGACCAAGTGCTTGACCAAGTTGTTGCTCTGTAAGTTTTGCGTAGGCTTCTGTGCCAGCGATGTTTGTTGCAACATCTGCAGTTTCTTTGGTGATTCCAGGCAACTTAAAGCCAGCCTCACGAGCCAATCCAACAAACTGTGCAGCCTTGGCTTGTTTCTGGATAAGGCTGAGTGCTCTATCTGGTTCAAGAACATAAGCGGTAAGTGCGCCCTCGCCAACACCATACAGGTCAACAAGTGCTTGTTTTATTCCAGGATTAAGGGTTCGAGATAAATCTTGACCTACTTGGAGGCGGTCTTGAAACTGTTTGGCAGATACTCGCTTGCCAATCAAGTTACCGAAATCTTCGGGTCCATCGTAAAAACCCTTTGGCAAATCAAAAAAGCGAGCAGTCTGCTCCATTGATTTTTCTATATCCTTGTATTCTTTTTCGGTAATAGTTTGTCCAGCCTTACGCAGGGCTTCCATGCCTGGAAACCTTGTTTTATACTCTGGGCGGTCATAAATCTCAAGCATAACCATATCCTCAGATACATCAGCCATGATTCTTTCGTTGATGAACTTGGCTAAACTCCCAAGGTTATAGTTTTCAAAGAGGGCAACTAACTTATCCGAAGCCTTTTGCTTGTTGGCAATAGCAGCAGCCTGGCGTTCAGCAGCAAGTTTGGCTGCTGCCTCTTGTTGCTGTTTGGAAAACTTTGCAGCCTGTGCATCTAGCGCAGCCTGGAGTTGCTCTTGGGTTATTCCTGTTGAAACACCCGCTGTTACTGCTGCAGTGGCTGCAGCGGTAACTGCTGCTGTTACGGCTGCGGTTACAGCAGCGGTTGCTGCTGCGGTAGCCAATGGGGTTACTTCGATAGGGGTAGCGATTGGCTCCTCTGGAACGCCAAACATCCTGCGCTCTGTATCCGTTAAACTTGTATCGGCAACTGGTTGTGCTGCTTGTGCAGTGGTTGTCTGCGTTTGTGGAGATGGAGCATTTCTAGCCGATGCAAGATACTCCTCGTAACTCATGCGGTCCTCAGGTGGAAGATTCCTTTGAATCCGTGCCCATTGTGCTGCTGTCATTGCCATAGTTATACCGCCACAAATCCGAAACGATTAAGGATGTTTAAACCGTATTTCTCATAGGTGCGGTCAGCATTTTCTGTGTACTGCCAGCGCTCATCCTGCTTAATAAGTTTTTCAGCATCCCACACTGGGCGGGCTACAACCTTGCCAGTTTTCTCATCTACTTGTGTAAACAGTTTTCCGTCTTTCCACAAAGGGTCGTTCCAATCAAGGGTATCTTCATCAACCTCGAGCAAGTCTGCCCACTTCTTGCGGTGTAGGGCTGTGACATCCCATAGGGTTCTGCCTACAGCAAAGTCATCAGAAAACATTGGATAGAGCAAAGACTGCTGATTGACAATCTCTCTTTTAAGTTCATCCAGAGTTGCTGCCTTGCGAAGTCCATCCATACCTACTTCACCAATGAGGCGCTTTTGGTAGTTGCTCTTTGTCTGTTCGCTCAACTTAACACCCATGGTGTTGGCATATTCGTTTAAATCAAGAATCTGGCTTGCGTATGCACCGCCAGAGATTTTGCCAACGATGTCTGCATTAGAGACGATGGTGTTCTCAATATATGCCTCATCCCACCCATTGAGGTAAGAGGTTTCAGCCAAGCCTTCGAGGTAATCTGAAATACCTGGGTCCTGAACATCAAGCCCCATGGCACGAGCCAAAGCAGATATGGTGATTTTGTACTCGCCAACCTTTTGGTTGTAATACTTCTCACCAAACTTGAAGCGACCAGCGATATTTCCAGCAACTGTTGGACCATTCTCAAGATACCAACTACTGCTGGTAATCATGTCAACTATGGCATCAGCGTTGTAAAGGAACTTGCCAGTCATCTCATCGCGGGTCGCATCGTAGATAGCGCGAAGTTCTGGAACATTCTTAAGAAGGTTAACAATCCATGTACTCATGGAAAGTTTAGTTTTGGTTGCTTGACCTTCCTCAAATGGGTCTGCCATT